TACGTATTTCTGTTTCACCATCGATCTTCAGCTCTTCGCCGGCACTTTTGAAATCGAAGTTAAACCCCTTTGAACCTTTCCCCTTTCCACGGTACTTGTTTCGAGGAGGAGAGACATAGTTTCCCACATCCCAGCAGATTTCACCCTGCTGTTTCTCCACTTCTATCCAATTCTGCTTATCGAAGTTCCACGCACTTTGCGTGTCCACTGATAAAGCTTTTGTCGGGCATCCCCAACGCGATCGTAACCGCACGCGATCTAGGTATCCGATTCCCCATTTCGCGATTAACGCACCAATCTCTGTTCCATTCCTTCTCACTGACTCCAGCCGCTTAGGCATGGTATACAGGCGTAGGATTTCAGTATCCGTTTTCCAAATAGCAGCAATCTCCCTCATTGGGATCCCATTACAGGAGCCATTTAGTTCAAGACCGTGTTTCTGATATATCCACTGCCGTAAAGAGCATAACTCCTCTCGCAGCTTCTCATCAGCCCAACACTCCATGCGCAATGCCGAAGCACGCAACAAGGTCCATCTCGGATCTTTCGTTTCACTCGCCATCAGCAACGAACACAAGATCTTCTCCCTCTCGGGTATAGGTAGCCACACTCCATTTCTTTTGATGAAATTGTGACTCAAGAATCCGCATTCTTCCAGCGGACGTGGTTCCCACTTCGGGGTGGTAGTAGTTACGCCAATTTGCGTCCACACCTTCGCGATTGATTTCGCGTTAAACCACGACACGACCGTGTCTGAGCACGTAAAAGTATTGTCATCACCATTTAAGGCGGCTTCAACATGTTTCATGAAGTCTTTGTATGACATAAACTTGTGTCCTTGTTGGACTCGATTATTCGACAACCGAATCCACGCATAAGCAAACAGCCGAAACAAAATCATCGTATTATCTACGATAGTATTTGCGGAGCCACTGGGATTTCCAGTGTGCTTCTGAACAACTTCACCATTGTCTAGCACAATGACCGAATGTATAATTGATTTATACAGGTTTTCCAACCGTTTTCGATTATCTGCCGTCTTGACATTGGCGTGTAAGAACTTCCAGCGAAGGTCCATTTGGCCCTCTAGCGCTTTTCTGAACAATGATGCGTCAAACGCACTCTCGTCCAATTCAAACGCATTTGGATGTCTGCTTAAACGTTTATACAGCCGATCGAAGCCCCTATAAAACTTCGAACAGCCAACGAATGACCACGTCTTGTTGTTGGATTCATAAAATTTTTCATTCATGTCCAAACAAAGGCGATTGCAGCTCACACTATGCTCAGTGGGGCTGGCTGTAAACGTACGGATTGAATTAGATTCAATCTTTTCAATCGGACGCAACTCTAACTTGAGAGAAGCCGTCCAAATGGGCACATACGAATCATCGCTTGCTAACGAGTTCCAAACTTCTTCCATTAGTTTGGCAAACCCCGGAGAATCTATAAATAGACCCTTACTCATGAACCATAGGCTCCAAGGATAACCGGCACTCGTAGTCCGATCAGCCTCCGCAATGACCTTTTTCAAAGGCAGTTCCATCGAATCGCTAAGATAAGGGCCGAAATGTTTTTCGGTCCATTCTCCAGCTATATTCCAGCACTTCTCACGAAGTTCTGGCTGCTTACGATTGTACTTTGCTATCGATTTTGTCATCGCTGCTGAGTTGGGCGCACACATTTGGTACGCTTGCTCCAGTTTGATTTGATTCGCCACCATCCAGGATTCAACCACTGGATCGCGGAACGATTTATTTTTGTACGGCACGTAACGCCGCACCACTCCTAGAAACTCCATGTCTGGAGACAGGGCACCTCCACTCCAGTGTCCTGTTTTCTTCGGGCCCTCTCCAACATACACGTTTTCAACGTATAGCGGTTGGGAGCAGATGGCTTTCAAGCCACCCGCCCGGGCCTCTAGGAGTTTTTTGACACCAGTGCCGCGATCATTGCCGCGGTCACCGGTATGCACACGTTTATCTTCTCGTCATTCATGCTCCCACAATGGAACGCACAAACCACAGGCTTGGCAGCCAGATACAACGGTGCACTGCAGTGCCCTTGAATTGTAGGCACAGAATGGTACATATCATACAAACGACCCTGCGCAACGCTCATTTCTGCAGCGTCTTGCGAATCATAAGCGACCATATAAACCTCACACGGATCTGCGTCCGCCGGTTCAAGTTTCGCGCACGCCTGTTTGCCGACTTTCGTCTGCTTCATAGGCCACGCTACTAGGTCAATGTCCACCCGAATGCAATCAACGGTATTGTACTCAT